GCCTGCCATCAGTGCCGCGTGTCACTGATTGCGGGCCATCAGTGCTTGATGCTTCACCACTGCCCAACCTGTTGTTGCCACCAAGTTTTGGAATCGTTGGCTGCGGTGCAATCATCTGCGTTACGCCGCCAATAGCCAAAGACAAACCAACAGCAGCAATCCCGCTTGCTGCCGCAGCGCCAAGGGTAAAAGTACCTGCTGTTGCGGCAAGCCCTTTGATGCCTAGTATTGTCGCGCTTGCAGGTGCGAAAACGATTGCAGCCGCAACTAAAGCAACCCCAGCAATGATTTTGCCAGCGCCGCCACCACTGCCTGCAATAACAGGGGCCAGAATCAGATCGTTGCTGCCAATCGGCAACTGCAAGTCCTCAAGGTCTAAATCCGTACCAGCCTGAATCAGGCGATAACCAACGCCATGCTCATGGGCCTCAATCAACTCCTGCTGGAATCCAGGCGAGTTAAGGCACAGCAGCTTTATTGCATCTGCAGGCGTTCGCAGATCAAAATAAGTGTGCTCGGCACCGTACCGCTCACCCAGATCACCCAGCAGTCGGACGACCTGCTGCATAGCGGAACACTGCTGCAATCCTTTGGACATAGTACCGCCGTAGCGGTTCAATCGCACTTAATGAATCCTGCCGCTGATGCAGAATCAGCTCATCAGGCAACAGGATCGCCGCGTGCATTGGCGTCCGTGTATCCAGCCGCATGATCAAAACATCGCCAGGCTTGCGCTTATCAAAAGCAACCTGCTCAAAACCGATCGCCTCAGCCTGTTCCAGGAAAATGCTGTCGCAAACTTCTAGATCCTCGGGACGCGAAAAGTCCGGCAGCTTGATGCCCTGCAGATCAAACCAATCGCGGATCAACGTAAAGCAATCGTTGACGCCGTACTCCCACTGACGGCCTAGCAGGGTTTGGTGATTAACCATTGGCGTTCAGGCATTGAATAGATGTGCCAAGGCAGCCTTGTGTGCTTACAAGCTGCAAGATCAGCTTCACTTGCTGGGCCACCTTGTGGATGCGAATGAACGATAGCCTCAACCTCGCCATACATAGCAGCTACCGCATAATCACGCGGGTCGATTACAAAATCTTGCTCTGGGTTTTCTGCAATGTTTCGACAACGCCAATACCGTCCACTTACAACAACCCCACAAGCTTCGCGGGGCGCTTGCTGTAAGGCGTGAGCCTCAGCCTCAAGCCTGAAGTCTTGCACCAGGGAATCCTCCAAATGGCAGCAATCCTGTTGTAAATCGCTTAGCGCAGCTGCTGTAACGCTTGCCGCACTGGTCATTTGCCTCAGTTGTTGATTTGTCGTTCAAATCAAAGTATTTCGTCCCTGTGTAGCCACACTCAGTTCCCTTGTACTGCCATGGGCAGTGCTCCAAAACCTGACGGCGTGGCAACGCAAGATTCGTCAAATCAAGCTTGCTGGTTAGCTCAAACTCAACAAGCTCTGGGTTTTCATTTGCCACCCTGTCGATGTACCAGATCTCATCCTCAAACTTTGCAGTCGGATCAGCCGTTGCGTTGCCACTAGAAAAATTGGAAGCATCAAGAAACTTTTTGCACGTCCTGATGCGTGTGACCTTTGCCTGCAACGGGTTGTAAAGCAACAGCAACGCTGAAATGGCGTTGTTGGCGTTTGCAATCGTCATTGACGGCCTAGGCAACGTGCCTTTTGATGTCACCTCAAAGCCATCAACTTCAATCGGATATGCCGTATAGGTGACGCCGTTGAAAACAATGTTTGCCGTCAGCTCGTTTGTTCCGGCGTGGTAGTAATACGTCTGATCAACACCATTAACTGCCTCAGTCAGCTCCAGCTCAAACAGCTCAATAATTGCTGATGGCTCAAGTGACTGCAGCTGTTCTTGAATTGACTGTGGAACCGTCATGCTTCAAATACCTGCTCAAACTTGGCTGAAATCGTGAACCGCAAACCAACAGGCAGCGCCTTAGTCCACTCTCTGCAAATCCACTTGTAAGTGTCAGTCTCATCTGGCGGAGACCAGTCGAAAGCCTCAGCACCACCACGGGCTTCCAAAAAGTCTTCGATACTGTTGGCGTCGGCCTCCTCCAAATACTTCCATTCAAGACTCCAAGTCTTTGGATCTTGATTCAAGCCAAACGTTGTGCGCTGTGAATAGCCAGAGCCGAACTGCGCGATGCGAACATTTGGGCGCGAACGCTCAGAAGCGCCGTAATCAGGAGATACGTCAGGGAAGGTTGCCATCAGCTTGCGAGTAAACCGCCAGGACGACGTTGCTTGATCAATTCTGCCTGCACTGCCGCAGAAATGGCACCTCCAAGCTGTTTGCCGCGATTGTCATCACCTTGCACTTGCGTGCCGCTTGCATCGACATTTACAACGATGTTGCTGGTCGCACCACTGGCAGCTTCAACGCCAAGACGGCCGTTGCGGCCACGGCGGAGTGGCATGATTGCCTCAGGCCCAGCCTCGCCCATGAGCCCCATACCATTGGCCATCGGGAACAGCGTTGGCTTGTTCACAATGCCGCCATAGGCGAAAGGAACAATTTTGTTCTGGGCAAAAACGTTGCCCTTGGCAGAAGGGAACAGTGAGCCAACAAAGCTTTGCATCCCAGCCTGTAAAACCATGCTGCCAATCTGCCTGAGGATGCCTGTCAAAGATTCGCCAAGGGTCTTTGTGCCATCAATCAAACCTTCAATGGCATTAGCTAAACCGGTGGCAACGGTGTCTTTAATTGACTCAAACAACTGCTCTGTTTTGCTTGTTTCTTGATTAAGCTCCTTAGTTTTTTCGACAGAACCGCTAAGCAGCTTTTGTCGTTCTAGGTTGTATTCAGTCAACGCCTTATTTTGAGCAATGGCCTTATTGTTCCCCTCAAGGCCGTCTTCCTTAATTTTTAGAATTGCCCGATCATAATTTAGACCTGCCAGCTGGAAGCCGTTGCCAGCGACTCTTGCCTCATTTATTTTCTCTAGAATTTCTCGCATTTCATCAGATGCCTGCACTGTCTCTTTCGTCACCTTATTTGTAGCCGTAGCCGCCAACAGAGCAGGCTTGAACTGAACAGCTTCGCCAGCAGAGGCAGCTTTTCTTTGGCTTCTGATTCTCTCCTTTTCGGCTTCAAGAATTTCCCTAGCGCCTCTTTGCTTAAAGAACTGTGCTCGCGTTTTTCCGCCTTGAACATTTTTTAGAGCTTCGTTTGTTATCTCTGCCTCTGCAAAAAGGTTGTTAAGCCTGTTTGTCAAGAACGTGACAAAATCAAGGATGCCTTTAAACAAGGGCTCAAGCACCTTGCCAATGTTTTGGCCCAGCGTCACAAAGGCATCTTGGAGCGTTGAAAGCTTGCCATTCAGCGTGTCTGCCTGTGAGATTGCGCCGCCAAAATACTGCCCACCCTGATTCGTCAACGTGATCAAGGCTTGGTTTGCCGCTTCAAAGCTGATTTGGCCTTTTGACATCGCCTTGGCCAGCTCGTCACCAGACAAGCCGTACATCTTCTTAAGCTCAGTCGTTAGGTCAACGCCACGCTCCAGAAGCTGCAGGTTCTCCTCCTGCGAAAACTTACCCTTAGCCCTGATCTGACCAAACGCAGTTGCGATGCCATCAAGATCAGCGCCAGTGGCGCCGGCAACATCACCCAAACGCTTGGTTGTATCGACAAGCGAGTCAGTTTCAATACCAAACGCTTTGAGCTTTTTAGTGACATCAATCAGGTCGCGGACCTGAAATGGAGTCGCTGCACCAAACGCTTTGATCTCAGCAACAATCTGCTTTGTCTTTTCGGCGCTACCAGTTAAGACCTGCAGCGATCGAGTCTGTGACTCAAGCTCTGCCGCTGAACCAAATATTCCCCGAATCAGTGCAGCACCGCCGCCGATGCCAGCCAACGCAATAAGTGGTTTGCTCAGCCCACTAAAAGACGCAGCCAAATTTTTAGCCTTGCCCTGCACTCCCTGCAGGTCTCTGCCGAGCCGCCTGATGTTGTTTGAGCCTCTGGTTTTAACATCCAGAAGCATTTGAAAGACTGACTTGTTAGCCATCAGCCTCGCTCCTTGTTCAGGATCTTGACGGCTGCTGCTTCCATGACTTGCAAGTCCTCAAGCACAGCCGGTTGATCCTTGACTTCATACAGTCTAAACAGCCATTCAACAGCTGAATAGTCCAGCCCACAAACACCTGACGCCGTTGTGCGCCATTGCGTCTGACAACGCAAGAACATCTCAACAGCAGGCCAGTTATCAGGCCACACCTCAAAATGCTCAGGCGCATCAGGCTCAGGCAACGCCAAGCCAAACGCCTTGGCATCAGCCATCAGCTCTGACTTGTCATCAGGACCGTTGAATAAATACTCAACGGCCTCCTCTAGTTTTTTCTCTTGGCTCCCTGCTTGCTTTCGAGATAAGCACCAGCAATCGCGCTAGCCATCATCGGCACGTCGAGCAGCTCGTCACGCTTGGTGATGCTGTAAGGCAGTTCCTTGCCATCCTCATCCTCAACACCTGCCCAACCTGACATCACCTCGCGGGCGATCTCAACGTCAGAAAGATTGCCTTCGCCGCTCAGCTCAGCAATCTCCAACAGCCGGCTTTGCGTCAAGTCTCTGAACTCAACATCAAAAGTGACCCGCTCGTGTTTGCCCCCATCAACAGGGACATCCACAGAAACGGGCCACTTGTAGGTGTTGGACTTTTTGAGGACGAATCCCATAAAAGGAATAATTCACCCCAAAACTAGCGCACTATGTCATCACAATCGAATACTCGTCATTCCCAGATGTTGTCGGGGTGGCCGAATAGTCAAAGTTCAACATCTGCACACCATCAGAATCTGAGTAGCTGATAGCCGAGAGATCGGTCTGAGGTGCGCTGAAAGTGAAGATGTTGCCAGCAGTTTGACCATGCTGGAACGTGTTGGTTCCGGTGTCAGCTCCAGTGATATCGCTGAAGTAGTTATGCGTGGCCATCAGCTCAGCCTCAAGGACAATGCTGCCGCCAGGACGACGATCAGTGATCAACACCTCTTTGGTGCCGCCCACCAGCTCGCGGTAGATCATCTGATTGCTTTGATCAAAGCTGAACGACTGCACAGCTCCGGCATAGCCAAACAACTCTTGGCTGGTGGTGTTGCCGTTCTTGAACAGCACCGGCTTGGCTTGGTTCTGATACGTCGGCGTTGCGTTTGCAACGTCAGTCGGCTCGTTATAGATGCCAAGCATCGTGAAGGTGATGGTTGGAATCTGGCCAACCTCAGCAGACAAGGCGAAAGAGCCGCGAGCGCCAGTTACAGCCTGCCTGACACCATCTTGGAAAAAGTAGATAGTGACAGAGTCAAAGCTGCTGCTCACCGGGGCATAAGTGACTGAGGTGCTAGCAGAAATGGTCTCACTGTTGCCGCAAGCTTTGAGCAGCGGACCAAAAGCAGGAGCGGTGCCAGCAGCACCAGAGCCGACCATCTCAACCTCAAAAGTGACCTCAACGCGCTGATTGGCGTGGAAAGTCTCATAGTTGCCCATATAACCGCGAATCAGCTCACGCTCAACAGCGTCAGACTGAAAAGGGCTGATCTCAAGGCTGCGAACAAGGATTGCGTTTGCAGCACCTGTTGGGGTCGGATCGGTTCCGTAAGTTGTTTCCTCTTCCGCCAACAAGAGGCGTTGACTTGTTCTAAGTGCCATTGGTCAAAACCTCAGTTGGAGACAGGAAGTTGACTATCAGAACCCATAATAGTCACGGGCCTTGAGTCAGGTCAGCGAGCTGGGTGCGGTAACGCACTAGATATTCAACACCAATCACACCAGCTGGCTGATCAGCGTCAACCATCTCAAATGTTGTCGTTCCTGGCTGTACGTCTATGGCGTAACCGCCAAGCGTCAGATCAGCCATGATTTTGCTGTGCAGACTCTCAACAATCGGGTCTGCAACTTCATCAGGCGTGTCGCCTCGCACGATCACAGACACACGCACCGTGAGTGTCCAGTCCAGAGTTGGCAAGCTGGTGTTTTGCTCTGGTGTATCGCTGATCGCCTCAACAACCAATGCAGGGCTTTCGCCACGTTGCAACGGCACCACACGGCTTCTGTAGATGCGTGTGCCGACGTCAGTTGTGCCGCTCAGGCTGCTGACAATGTCATCAAGAATGTTTTCACGCAGCGTCGTCATGTCAATTCACCGAAAGCCAGGCTTGCATTGTTTCTGACCCGCCAACGCCAGAAACAGTCACGCGGACATATCGGCAGTTGGCGCGATAGTGCGATGCAGTCGTCCCGCTGTTGTGTGCTCTGCCATTGCCATGCACCCCATCATCGTCGTCATCAGCAGCCTGAGCCTCAGCGTGCGGCTGTTCTTTCAATGGCCACCACACAGTGCCATCTAAAGATCCCTCATCAGTGATCGTCACAGTCCCGTTAGTGACTCGGTGAACAATCGTGAAAAAAGTGCTTGAGATCTGTGCTGCAGGCGTGCTGCCGTCTGCAGTCAACTCATCCCAACCGTGATGATTGTGATCATTGTCAACGTAATGACCAAGAGGGCTCATGTCTTCTGCAGCGAGATCTCACAGAGAAGGCCATCGCCAATCAGGCGGGTCTCTCTGACGGTGTAATCAACTGAATCAACTTCGATGTCAGCTCCCGCTAGGAGCGTTCCGAAGTCAGAAGTCTTGGCGGTGATTTGAAAGTCCGTAGATAGGACCATGTCACCAGCCAAGACCTGACTTGGCTGATCAAGCAAGACGTTCGCGGTTGTCGAACCCGACGTTGCCGACACTCCAAAAGGATTGTCGAAAAAAATGTCTAGGTCGTCAGTAAGGAAGTCTGCTAATGCCATCAGCCGTACTTAGGAAACGCGAGAGCCTTGACGCTGACTGCGCCAGTACCAGTTCCACCAGCAACAGTGATAACCGCGCGCACATAACGCTTGCAGTTATCAATATCTACAACCAGCTTTTCCACAAGTGCGGTGTTTGCCGTTGTAGTGGTGAAGGCAGCCCCAGACAGATCGCCATAGGTGCTGTCATCATCTGAGTCCTGCAGCTTGACGGCATAAGTGATGCCGCTGCCACCAGCCTCAGCGTCCAGAACGCAAATCATGCTGCCCTCATAAGACAACAGATCAACGCCGGTTTCCGTTGCGGTAGATGCCACAACATCATTGGGCGCAAGATCCAAAACCTCTGCGCGCCCGGCAACGCTACTGCTCGACATTTTTAGGGGCCCTCCGACGTTTGGGTTTTGCTTCAGTGCTGCTTTCCTCAGCAGCTTCAACGGCTTTGCCCATGCGAATCAGCAGAGCGCCGTCCTTGTCTGAGACCTCATAGGTCTCGCCTACCACTAAGTGTTTGCCACTAGCGGCAGTTGCTTTTAGGCATTGAATCCTCATAAGAAAAAAAGGGGCCGTTGCCGGCCCCCTCCTCAGAATCAGGCGTCAACGTCTTCGATTGAGGCGAAACTTTCGGCGTGGCGTACTGCAACGTCGAAGCTGATGATCCCTCGAACGGAGGTCAGAGCCTTTGCGAAGTCATCGCTGTCTTCACCAACCACGATCTCAAGACCGTTGCCGTAGAAGCCAACCATGGCCTGGCTGAAGTCACCTGCGACCACTGCCGACAGATCCGATCCAGTGCCCTTGCTCAGGTTGGAAGGAACAGCGTTGGTGGTGGCGATGGGGTAGCCGTTGATGGTCAGCGGGGTGGGGCCGCGACCAATGGCCTGCAGGTCAGAGTTGAACAGGAAGGAACCGTCAGTGGCGGAAGAACCACCAGCGCGCAGTTTCTTCAGAGCGCCCATCACCTTGCTGTTGGTGACATAAGCCATGGAGTTGCCGACCACGGCGTTGTCCTGGGTGATTGCGGTCTCCAAGTCCACGATGGCTTCCATCGTGATCGCCGCTCCGTTCGTCCCCATCGCGACAGAACCGATGCCGCTGGTGTTGCGGATGCCGGTGGGCTGACCGGAGGAACCGGAGCCGTTCAGCACTGCAGAATCCAGAGCGGCCAGGATGCCGTCGGTGAGGTCCGTGCGAACCAGGCCCTCAATGCCAGGGGTGCCCTGAATCAGGGTCTGGCGGGAGTACTTGCTCAGGCTTGCCAAGTTCTTTGGCTGGAGTTGTACCTGGTCGAAAGTCGATTCCGACTGCGTGATTGCAGTGGTCTCAGTGCTCAGGTAGTAGGTGGAAGCAACACCAGAGCGGCG